GGAAGGCAAAGCCAAACGCAAAGAACGTCCAATAGAAACACTGCTCAGAGAATGCAAAGAAGAAATTGGTATACTTCCAGATATTGAAAAAGTTTATCCACTGCACACGTTCTTAAGTGACGATAAAAAGTTTACATACAATGCTTTTTGTGTTACAGTGTTTGAGGAGTTTATACCCAACTGCAATCATGAAAGCAGTGGTTATGCTTGGGTTGAATTAGGTTGTTGGCCTAAACCTTTACACAGAGGTGCATACCTTGTGCTAAACAACAGAGAAATAACAGACAAAATACAAACTATATACGAGCGTCAAAAAGACAAATTAGATTTACCAAATTGGTTGGATAGTTTTTAATTAATAGTTATATATATCGTTGTCAGTGAGTTGAGGTGTTGGAGTATCACCAGGCGATGTATAAGGTGTTGGCCATACAATGTGCCAAGGACTTTCAACGTCTTGTTGTGGAACGTTTCTCAAAGCCTGCGCATATGTATCTAAAGCAACTATATCATCTGTAGGAGTAGATTCCGAAGAGATTTCATCTTCATATCTGTCAAATTTAGTTTGAATATCCTGTAGAAGTTGATCACGGTATTCTCGTATCCTTTTCCACTCTTCTGCTATTTCTTGTTCATTTTTGTCAATAATTTGCCATTGACCGATTGAATAATTCCAAGTTATTTTTTGAGGCAAATTTCCATACAATTCTAAAGAAGAGTACACATACTGTTTATAATCATTATCTATTGTTGGTTTGTCTGAGGCTATAATCCATCCAGCATCTAATAATTCCTCTTCAGTGAAAGTTTTGTTGTCTGTTCTAGTAGATCCGTCACTCATCCTAATTCTATTAGGAAGCAAAGTAGGATAATCTCCATTCAATGAATATAATTTTGTTAAATCTACCATGTTAATTTCCTTATAAATCCAATTTGGGCATTAAGTTTTCGATTGTTCTAGGATCTACTATAGGATCAGACATAACTATATTGTTTAATGAAGTTATATATTCGTTAATTGTTTCGATTGTATCAACATCGTCTGTTGGATCTAATCCCAATCTAACCTCTGATTTATACCTTTCGACTCTCCACTCTACTTCTTGCAACTTAGTATTTTTTTGTAGCATAATTTCATCCCAAAGTTCTCTATGATGATTATCTATTTCCTCTTGCGTAAAAGCAACTATATCAAACGATGTTCCATTCCATTCTAGCCTTTCATATTCTTGAAAACCTACAGCTTCAACTATCGAATATCCCGCATCAGCAATTTCCTCATCTGTAAAGGTTGAAGGATCAGTTCGTGTGCTTCCATCAGATAAACGTATTCTATAAGGAAGAGTTGTTGGATATGCGCCATTTAGTGAATACAACATTATGCTATTCCTATCCATAAAGCCTCATCGGGATTCTGCGGAATGGTTGATCTGCCTGTTAGTGCATGAGCAATTCTTATTTTTTCCCCTCCTGAAAATGTGTAAGCTGGAGATCTACAAAAGACAGTAGTATTTAAACCTGACCCGCTGGTTTCACGAAACATATAATAAGTACCCGAACTTTGGGATATAGTACCATTCCCAACAGTCATTGCAACAGTAGGCGTTGCAATTCCATCTGCGGCGCCAGTATAAGAAGAACCTGTTCCTGTCGACCAACTAAACCGACTAACATTTGTGGTTGTACTAATCGATGTATAAGAATATCCTGAAACTGTACTAGGAGTTACAGGCAAACCTGTTGTTTGGGCTGCGCTCTGAGCAGTATATGTTTGCCACCCACTGCCACTACCTCCTGTACTAGTATTAAAGACCCATGTTTGTAGAAGTGTGTTACTAGAACTTAAAATTTGAACACAAGCTATAGGAGCATCATTAATATATGTAGTTGTAGCTGTAGCTTTGTGTCCTAAATAAATTCTTCCTGATCCAGTAAATGCCGACTGTTGAACTTCTGCCACATCATATGGACCAGTATAGTCTGCGGTATTCCCCATATATATATCACTATTAATATGCCTGTTACTGTATTCATAAAAACTAGAAGTTATGTCTATACCTGGAGTTGGTTCAGGTGTACCTGTACTAGTATCATTTATGCTGACCGAAGAACTTATGCCAATTTGTGTGCCATTGGTTGGGTGGTTTACCCTCAATTGAAAACTTTCTCCTTGCCCTGTCTCTGTGTATCCATCACTGGTTGCTGTTATTGCTACTGTTCCTGAACTGCCGCTAATAGAAACTGTACCTGAAGTCACATTAACATCCGTTTCTTCTGTGTTTGCGCCTAATACAACTTCCCAAGGTAATACACCCGAAGTAAAGTTTGTTGTTGAAACAGTAAAGGTCACACTACTGCCTTCGTTTACACTACTAACACTTGGTGTGACAGTTGCAGTAGGAGTTATAGAAGTGTCATTTACATTGGTCAAAACTCTAGCAATGTATCTTGAAGAAATTTGAGTGAGAGCATTGAATGCAACACCTATGTAAACACTTTCTGTACCTTCAGTTGTATAATCAGCTGAGAGTGTAGGACCGTTAATTTGAACTGTTCCGCTACCAGTAGGTAATGTTACTGATCCACTATCGTTGGTACCAACAAGATCAGCACTTGTGATTGATCCACCACTAGGAGCACGAGTATCAGGAGTACAAGCCCAATACAGTGTTTCAGAATTTTCTGCATTAAAGTTACTGTAGGTAAGAGTCCAAGTCATTTGATTACCTTCATTATAACTTGTACTATTAGGAGCAATACTAAATGATGCTTGTCTTATTGTACAGAGTTTTTCATAGACAATTCCACTAGTACTAGCTGATAGTCTTACTGTAAATGTATCACCGTCATTGGTTATTCCTGCACCTGTGGCAGCTTTAAAGACATTGGTAAAAGTAAAAACTGCTAATCCGGTACTAGTATTGGGAATTACCGCTGTTGATGTGCCCGTACTATCATAAAAGTCAGCACTAACTGCTGTTCCATTGAATACAATACTGATAGTAAAAGTTTGCTGAGAAAAATAGCCTTCCAAATTGAATGTAATATCTTTGTTTTCGCCGCCGTAAAAATCAGCATTGGTGTCTAATTCACTAGTAACAAACAGTGTTGCCGGATATGCCAGATTATTGTTCTTTCGATTGTATATATCGTATAGTTCACCCACACCAGCACCATCCTCATAAGTTGTGGTTTTTGTACTACCAAGATATCTAAAATTTCTTACTGGCATTTTTTAAATCCTTTATCAAACTGTATAGGTTTGTACTGTTCCTGTATAATTAAATGTGCTATCTAGTACGCCGTTTTTATAAACTTCTACATAGCCATTTAGAGAAGCTTGTTGAATTGTCGGAGCAGTATTACTGGTGTTACTGTTAGGGGAAAGAAATCCTCCACTTCCTGTGTGACCGCCTTGAGTAAGTGTAGCACTAGTTAAAGCAGAGAGATTGGCTGTGCCTGTGAATCCTATATAACCAGAACCACCGCCGCCACCGGCAGAATTTTCACCGGTGCCGCCGCCATACCAGCCACCGCCACCACCGCCTGTTAAGTTTAGGGTTGAGTAGCCGCCGAGACCAAAGCTGCCTCCGATGCTGCCGCTGTTATAAGGAGCGCCTCCTGCGGTCTGAGTTCCGCCGAGACCTCCTGTTCGATTGCTGTATTGTGTACTTGAGGCAGGTTGTTCCCCATTAGTACCGCCGCCAGCGCCGCCATGAGAACAATTGCCGCCTCCGCCACCGCCGCCTGCCACAAGGATAACATTTCCTTGTGTGTTCACTTGAGATGTCAGGACACCTGTATTAGTAGCAACATGAGTGGCGCCTCCACCTGAACCTCCATAATAACCTGATGAACCTCTGCCGCCTCCATTGTATGTGTTAGGTGGCACCGCAGTTACTCCTTGTATAACTGTACCTGCTTCTCCTACTACAATGTAAAATGTTTCTCCAGGAGAAACACTAGTTAATGTTCCTTGTGCATAACCTCCGTCGCCGCCTTTAGCAAGAGGAGTTTGGCCAGTTCCTGAATAATTATTTCCTGGGCCGCCGCCTGCTCCATAAGCTCTGAATTCTATATTAAAAGTTCCCAAAACACTGATATTTGTACTAACTCCATTACTAGCAGTAATTGTACCTGATTGGTTGCTAGATACACCTGAAGTTGTAAAATTTTGATATCCGTAACCGTTTGTTACAGTTATAGTACCACTAGTAGGTGAAATATAGCTAGCAGCGGCACCAGTTACGCTGAAGGTTACACTACCACTAGCCAGATCATTGTCAAAAACTTCCCATTTTAGATTAGATGTGTTTTGTGGTATTTCCCAAGTACTAGGTGTACCTGAGGCAGTATCATGTTCTGTGGCATTGTTTATAGGAAATGTTGATACATCTGAATACTGTTCAAAATCAATAATAAACTGTACTTTTCCTACTCCATTATCGTTTACTTTGCCATACAAAGAATGTATTTGTGTACCGGTATTTTCTAACCACAGTGGTGTACTTTCATCTATCACAGTAGCAGTCAAGCCAATATCTGTAGTATCAAAACTTACAGGTATATTTTCCGCTATAGCAAAGTAAGATGTGCCGTTGTATCCATATAAACTTATTTTCACATCTGATGCTGTATCGTCTACTAGATGTACTCTCACATTTTCAATTTTAGATAATAAATTAAGATTAGTACTTTTAAAAATCAAGTGTCCGTAATCTCCAACAACTGATCCTGCTGGGAAAACCATTAAACTATTTTTTTGTACATTTGCTGGAGAAGAAATATTTATTGGCATTATACTGTTCCTACACTAAATCCAAAATGAGTAAGACTTAAAGAATCCCATGCGCTGCGTTTTCCATTACCGCTAGTAACAGCACCACCCGAGCTCCAAACATTGACGTTATTTTTATCTTGACCTGTACTTGTGTTTGGACCACCTGCTGTCATTTCCCACAGTAAAATCCATTGCCCGCCAAATCCCCAAATTCTAGCTTTGCTAACAGTAGCACCGTTTGTTGCAGCATCTGATGTATTTTCGCCTAGTATCCAAGCATTTCCTGCATTGTTTGAAAAACCATCAAAATCTCCCAATTGACCTTTAAAGTAAAAAACAACCCAGTCACCGCTGTCCGAACTGCCGTCTCCTTTGATTACATCAACAACGCCGCTATCAAAATAATTGTTTGTATTAATAGGTGTAGCCTCAGCTGGTACGTCTGGATCAAATCCGCCGGGCCAACTTCCACTATTGGTATTACTACTAGATTGATTTACGCCAAAACTGGTTATGTAATTGAGCATGGTTCTAGGTCCACTCGGCATGGCAAAATATGTAAAGGCAGTGGCACTTGTAGCCACAATTGGTCCATAATCAGTTACGCTACCGTCGCCAAACATTCTAGCAACATCAGTAACTGAAGCTGCTTCTGCGTTTCTCCCTATTCTGTTGCCTGTACTGTGATAATAATTTGCCAATTAATTTATTTCCTCCCAAGAAGCTGTAGCAACCAAATCACTGCTTGCACTTGCAAGTAACCTTATGCTATCATTTTCTTCTAAATAAATTTGATTGTCTCTGGATATTGCTACCAAAGATGCATCTGCAGGAACAGGAACAGTGTTTAACAACTTGTATGCTGTGCCGCTTTTGAGTAATTCTACTGTTACATCTGCTGATGCTGAGCCGTCTACATTAGCAATCATCAGTGTGTTTATTTTGTAAAGTTTTCCAGAACTAGCAGCATTAGAAACTATTGTTTGATTGGATGTGGTTAGTGCTAATCCAGCGGTTTTCCCAAACACCGAACTTGCGCTGAATAAGTTAGGATTTGCCATTTTGTTCTCCTGTTATGTTGGTATTTATTTTCATTGGATTTCCTTAATTAAATATCTGGGTAAAAGCATAAGTGCTTGCAGCATTCTGTGAACCTACTCTAGCTATTTGTGGCGGTTTAACCCACAATTTGTTAGTGCCATGACCAGACCAATTTAAAACTAAAATACTAGCCCATTTAGCAGTTGATGTTGGTGAGTAAGTGTACTGGCGCACAGTCCAGGCGGTTCCAAGACTACCATTTTCATACCAGTTGTTGATCTGTCTTGTGTCTTCTTGCACCACAGAATTACTGTTACTAGCATCATTACATATGTGTGTTTTTCCAGCTGGCAGTGTAGCGCCATCATACTCTTGTATTCTTAAATATAAACCACTACTACTAGCAACATCCGCCATCGTAGCAATACTGATATCAAATGATTCATTAGCTTGTGAGTTAACTTCAAATGCAGGAAATACTAAACCGATTTGGTTATCAGTTGAACTGTAGAGTCTGATTGCTTCATACGAATAATCGTATTGTACTGTAGTGTTTGTAGGATTACTATAAGCATTCACTGCACCTAATGCAAATGCTACAGATCTACTGGTTATCACATCTCCTGACAGAT